TATAGATTTCATATTAATGCCTACAGGAGCTGAATTCCCTAGTTAAAAAACAGAAAATTAAAATATTTATAATAAAGAAATAAAAAATAAAATAAAATGACAATATTAGCCCCTGGTGTTATTACAGCAGGACAAGGAACAAACCAAATAACAGTAGATTGGTCAGCAGCCAACCCAGGATTAATCGTAGGAGCAGTGACTGTAGACGCAACAAATGCTAGTGGATGTTTAAGTGCACCAAGTGTATTAGATGTATTTATTTATGATGTTACTCCAACAATAAATGCATTAGGACCATTTTGTGAAACAGATCCTTGTGTGCCTTTAATAGCTAATCCTTCAGGAGGTGTATTTAGTGGAACTGGAGTAGTTGGTAATGATTTTTGCCCTAACGTAGCAGGAGCAGGAGGTCATACTATAACATATACTTATACAAATGGAGGATGTACATTTGTTTCTACGATAAATGTAGGTGTTAGTACACAACCAGTATTATCTCCAATACAACATAACTAATGAAAAAATTACTCTACATATTAATATTTTTATCAAGTTGGTCTTATGCTCAACAAGAGATAGAATTATGTGGGGGTGAACAAATATTTAATTATTGGGCCCCTCATGTTGGAAATGGAACAACAGAATGGACTTTATCCAAAAATGGAGTAGACAATCTTTATACGGGTAATGAAATTTCAATTACATGGTCTGATTCAGGCACATATGTGTTATCTGCTATAAGATACGATGGACCATGCCCTAGTAATGAAGTTTCATATACTATCACAGTAACCCAATGTGACGATTTAATTTATTGGGTACCTAACACATTCACACCAGATGGTGATTCAGATAATGAAGAATGGGGTCCTGTATTTACTGCAGGATACGATGGAAACTCATTTTCATTAATAGTATTAAATAGATGGGGAGGGATTATATGGGAGTCTAGAAATCCTAATGCTAAATGGGATGGAACTTATGATAATAAACCATGTCAAGAAGGTGTTTATACGTGGATAATGAAATTTAATTTACCTGATAGTTCTAAAAAAATAAAAAAACACGGACACGTTACTCTTATTAGATAGTAATATATTTATAACATATACTGTAAAAATGAAACTAAACCAATTAAGATCTCTTATTAAAGAGGAAATAGAAAAAAAATTATCTGAAGATGAAGGAGAAACTACTAAGAAAGTAGAAGTTACTCCTAAAGAAAAAGAAATAGCTGATGATATTTTAGGTGGAGATGAAATTAACGAAGCCAGTTTTGGTAAAGTTAGAGATAGATTATTATCTGCTCTTAAAAAAGGAGCTGTAACTCTTGGTATTTTAACCGCTGTTGTTGGTTCCCCTAAATTAGCTCAAGCACAAAAAGATGTTCTTAAAAAAGACATAAAAAAAAGTACTTGGTTTAGATCTGAAGTAGAAAAGGTTGGGAATAAAGGTAAAGATAGTGAATATATACATAGATGGGTAAATGATTTAGGACAAGATAGTACTGAATATTACACACACCATGGGGGAGGTGATCACTATTATGATAAAGGAGCATCATTTAGACAACGCTCCAGATATCCTCAAGCACCAAATTCAGACTCAAAAAAAGCAGGTAAAATTAGACCTACTACATTAAATATTGGAGATCAAACAACCACTTATGATTCTACTAATAAACAAGTAATAGTTAGTGGGGATTATGCTAATAATTCAAGATATATTAGAGTTAGTGCAGTAAATAAAAAAACACCTAACTATTTAGATGCTGCTGGTAGCGCAAAACCAAACTTTACATCATCTCTCCCAGTAGCAGGAGCTGGAGTATTTGGTGGTGCAAGTGGAGATATAGCAGGTGGTGCTAACATGTACGAAAATATTTCAACCCAAACTCAAGGATTAACAGTAGGTAATTATACTAATTCTATAAATATTCTTAAAAATAAAGATGCTTACCAGTATAATGTATTATTTACTCCTGGTTTATTAGATAATACTCATACCTCTACCATTACAACAATTATAACAAATACTATAGAAAGAGGAGATTATTTATATGTTCCTGATTTAGTAGGTTATAATGCAAATATTGGAGAAGCTATTAACCAAGCTAGTACTCGTGATACTTCATTCGCAGCATCATATTTTCCATGGGTAAAAATTATAGACCCAGGCACATCAAAACAAGCATGGGTACCTGCTTCTACTGTAATCCCAGGAGTATATGCTTACAATGATAGAGTAGCAGCTCCTTGGTTTGCCCCTGCAGGTATTAATCGTGGTGGATTAAGCACTGTACTTCAAGCAAAATACAAACTAACTCAAGCTAATAAAGATGATTTATATAGCTCTAATGTTAATCCATTAGCCACTTTATCTAGAGAAGGAGTAGTAGTATTTGGACAAAAAACATTACAAAAAGAAGCATCTGCTTTAGATAGAGTAAATGTAAGACGTTTAGTAATTGAATTAAAAAGCTTTATAGGACAATTAGCTGATCAAGTAGTATTTGAACAAAATACAATAGCTACTAGACAATCATTTGTATCAAAAGTAACTCCTTATTTAGAAAGGGTTCAACAAAAACAAGGATTATATGCCTTTAAAGTATTAATGGATGAAACTAATAATGGTCCTGATGTAATTGATAGAAATCAATTAATTGGACAAATTTATATCCAACCAACTAGAACAGCAGAATTCATATCTATAGATTTCATATTAATGCCTACAGGAGCTGAATTCCCTAGTTAAAAAACAGAAAATTAAAATATTTATAATAAAGAAATAAAAAATAAAATAAAATGGCAATATTAGACGCGAACGAGATTTTCTACACAGCATTTGAACCTAGAATGACTAATAGATTTATTGTCTATATGGATGGAATTCCATCATATCTAGTAAAAGGAGTATCCGCGGTATCATTACAACAATCAGCTGTCCCTCTTAATCACATTAATGTTCAACGTTACGTAAAAGGTAAAACAATATGGCAACCTATTACATTTACGATGTATGAAGCTATTACTCCTTCTGGAGCACAAGCAGTGATGGAATGGGTACGTTTAGGACATGAATCCGTAACAGGTAGAGATGGTTATTCTGATTTCTATAAGAAAGATTTAACATTTAATGCTTTAGGTCCTGTTGGTGATGTTGTTTCTGAATGGATTATAAAAGGAGCAGTAATTACTAGTGTCAATTTTGGAGATTACAATTGGGATGATGATGGCGCTGCAGTTAATATCACAGTAGAAGTACAACCAGACTATTGTATCTTGAATTACTAAGATAAAATATTTTACATATTACAAGAGCTCCACAATTATGTAGGAGCTTTTGTTTTCTTCCTTGGAGAATTAAATTATTAGTTATATATTACATAATATGAAGTTTTTAAAAACACTATTTTTTATATTTTTAATTAACTTTTTCTATTCGCAATGTGTTGGAATAGAATCTTTTACATTAAACCCCCATCAACAGCACAACAGATATGGGTACCACCTTCAACTATGATCCCAGCAGTATATGCATTTAATGATGCTGTAGCTGATCCTTGGATAGCTCCTGCAGGAATTAATAGAGGGGTTATAACAACTGCTGTTAGAACAGAAAGATATATTTCTCAAAATACTAGAGATTCTTTATATCAAGCTAAAGTTACTCCAGGAGAGATAGTGAAATTTGCCATTTTATGTTTTTATTATAAATATTATTATCTTTTCTTAAAATTAAATACTACGAAGGGAAAGTTGCTCCTGTTGGTAATACATTGAAATCTAGGATAATATATTCTACTGTTCTTGTAGGTTGAATATAAATAGCCCCTATTAATTCATTATTATCTATTGTAGTTTGATTATTATTACTTTCATCCATAATAACTTTATAATCAGTTAAACCTTCTCTTTGTTGAACAGAAGATAAATATGGATTTACTTGGGATAAGAAGTTATTTCTAGTAACTTCATTGTTAGGTTCAAAAACTAGTGTATCTGCTACTTGAACAATAAATGATTTTAATTCAATTAGTAAACGTCTTACATTTATTCTATCAAGAGCACTTTTTCTAGTTTGTAATGTTTTTTGTCCA